CGATTTTTACATACGTCCTTATAAAGTAGACCGGGTCATCGATACACTTTGCTATTTCAAGTGCCTGTTCTTCTGTAAAAGAATCTTTAACACCAACCCGTTTTAATTTTGGATTACCAAGATAACCACTTTCCATCATTTAATAATACTTCTTAGCATCCATGCATGTTTTTGATGTTTACCTAAAATGTCTTGCAGAAAGTTGGATACTGCTGGTTCATTAGCTTGATCTGCTGCAACGATACCCGCACGAAGATGGATGATGTATCTTTCATTGTCATTCTTCAATTCATCAAACATTGCTAGTGCTTGTGGAATGATTGTAGTATCCTGAATATCTGCCAACTCTATAAACCTTGAAAGTGAGCCTGGAGCATATGCATCCAATTTTCTAAGATGTTCTGCGATATCATCTGTTTGTTGCCAGATTGAATTATAAAGTCCATCTAGAAATAAATGGTATTGTGGGAAATCTTTACCCTCAATGTTCCAATGGAAATTGTGTGCCTTTAAATATAAAGCAAAGTTTGTTGCTAGAATTACTTTTAACTGCTGGATCAATTGTTCCATTTACTTATTACTCCTAATTAATTTCACCAATTCATTTGTAGAACCAACAAATACCGCTTTATCAATAACAGTCGTATTACCTGTAGAATTTGCGCCTAATAATTCTTTCTTCTTTTTCTGCAGGTCTAATAAATCTTTATTTAGATCACCTAATGTTTTTATCAGATTAGCAGCAACTTCATAAGCCCTAGGATGTTCTGTTTCTTTAGCAACAAGCAAGAGTTGATCGATAGCAGTATTGCCTTTAGTTAATAAAGAATTGATATTTTTCCTAGCAACCAAGAAATCATTATCCACTGTTGGATCAGTTTGCTCTGGTTCAGCTACAACGATTTCTTTTTTCTCTGTTGTTACAATATCAAATATGTCTGATAGATTATTCTCTAATTGATTCATAGTGTCAATGTTTCTGGCCAATATGTTGCTGTTTCATCATATCCATAAGTTGAATAAGGCTCACTATTTGCTGGACTAACAGCACTGTAATAGTTAAATACTTTTTCAGGACCAAATTCTACTCCAGTTATTGTAACTGTAGCATTTGAATAATCGCCCTTAAGAACATCACCAACTTGTAATAGATCAGATAAATCTTCGACAACTGCCGTTTCTGTTACTGTGTTTAAATAAATTATTTTACCGTCAATGTTTCTATCTTCAACCCGAACTGTTTCTACTATTGAAAATGTTCCATTGCCATTTGCCACATCAACATAAACTTTTTGAGCATCACGTTTCTGTGTTTCAATGTAGATGTTAGTATTAGCTTCTTTAATAATTGTAGCTTCTGAATATTTAGGAAAAATGTAACCCTTAACTGTAAAGCTTAAATCCCAAAATACCAGGCGAGCATCTGACATATCACCTTCATATGTAACACTTGGAGATACACTGTTAAGTATAACAGGAACATCATATTTGATATTGGTTCCTGGTATAAACTTAACAGTGACAGTCAAATCTGGTGTAAAGTGTGGTAATATCTGCTCAATTATCTGTGTGCCATCTTCAATGTTTCTGCAATAAATTGAAAGAGAAAAATCAAAGTCATATGGAATTGGAACAAACTGAGAATCAACGCCACTATTAGAAGTGTTTGATCTAAAGTTTCTGGTTAAAGAAACTGGTTTTCTTGATGAATCATATGACATTCCTGTCATATCAAAACTCATTCTAGGTAATGATGTGGCAATAGATTTAGTTAGTGTGGGATCACTTGTTATACGAGTGATGTATTTTTCTTTTGGACCATATCCTAATGGAACACGCATCTGTTCATATTCAACAGTGCCCTGTTTATTGTAACGTTTGATTACAACGTCATTGAAAAGTGTTCCAAAAGTTACGACCAACTTACGAATAGTTCTATAAGAGAAATGGTTTTGACCTAGCATTATGCCTCACCAAAAGGATTATTTTCTGAGAAATCTATTATCGCATCAGACTCATTTTCAATACTAGTATTATCTGCTTGATCTTCAAATATATTATCATTAACTTGTGTATCTGTATTTGCCAATATTAGACTAAAGTTGGCACTGCTTGTATTTCCTGTGACAACAACATTTGACTGGAATTCACCACGCACTCTGATTACAGTTAATTGTGAAGTTGGTGTCCAAGAGTATACAATAGCCTGAGCATTAGCAGTTGCTAAAGTTGCGCCTTGGTAAACAATCTCATTTGCCAAATAATTTCCACGACTGGTACCAGTATTTGATGTAACAAGTTGTGTTCTCTTGTAAGAATCAAATATCTGATTATCAATTTCTTGAATACCTGTGCTAATAACTTCTTCTGAGAATACAAACTGTTTAAGTTTCATTGCATAGACATACACATTACCACCACGACCACGCCCTAATGTATAGAACATTGCCTGATTATTCTCATGCTCAACAAATGAAATTTCAAAGAAATTTTGGAGTAGTGGAATATAAATTAAGTCGCCCTCAAATGGTCGGATCTGTGGAACAGTTGCTTTAAATCGCTTTCTTGACATAAGCAATGTAACTTCATCTCTAATCTCAAGACCAAATTTAGAAATGAAATCACCCTCGCCTTCCATTCCAGTAACGTCTTCAAGATACATTTCAATACCATATGCGTATCGATATTCTTTGATTGGATCTTCACCATAAATAGTATCAAATGATTCTCTTGTCGAACGTGGTAAATAATATACGTCCATGCCATGAATTTGCATAGCTTCAATGACCAAATCCTCAACAAGTAATTGCTCACTTGTTACTTGGTTTATTGGAAAATTATTAAAATAAAAGTTGGTACTAATTTTGAACTCCTATTTGTTGTAATTTTCTTTTTTGCCAAGACAACTTTATAGCATCAGAAAGTATTTTTCTTTTATTTGGATCGGAATATCTTTTTAGATTTCTTTCAGAACAAGTTTTTTTATAAGAATCATCTTTTAATTTACCTAATTTAGCTAAACTCATTTTTTCTTTAGATGCATCACTATGTTTTTTACCTAACATAGGTTCAATAATTCTTTTTTCTCTAGCTAATTTTAATTTATCTTTTGTTTGTTCTGTATGTTTTTTACCCAACATACCACCTTGACCACCAAAAGTCATATTATAGCCTAAACCACCTTCAAAGTAAGAATTGGTTTCAACAATAAAATAATTTTCCATTTCTAATAATATATAATTTCTATCAAATGATTCAAATATACATTCCCAATTAAAAGAATTTGTGCCATATTTTCTTATAGCTTTATGTAATAGATAATTGCTTCCACTTTTTGATGCAGAAGTATGTTCAATTATTCTTTTTTCCAATACCTTATGGGTAAATCCTATATAAGTTTTACCATTATTTGTATTGGTACATTTATAAATTCTGTAAATTTTTGCCATTATCCAATGAACATCTCATTTGGCAATACATTGTATGACTGCATCTCTTCTTCAATCTTATCAATTTCTGCCTGTGCTTCTTGCATAATTCTTGGACCATCCAACGTTACACCACCCGGCATTTGTATACCAGCAAACTTACTTAGATTTGAACCCCACTGATATTTAATTTTTTCAGTAGCATACTTCTTTAAGAACCTATCGTTCCAAATATCAGTGATACCATCTTTTGTCATTGTCACAGCATTTGTAGTAGAAGCAAATACTGTATTTACGTTCAATGAAGTGTCATTACTGATTCCAACAACAGTTCTAACCTGAGTTCCAAAATTTAATTCATCGCCAATTAAAATGTCACGGGTAAATGTTGTTCCTGTTCCTGTAACAACGACTGAAGATGATGACACATTTGCAGTTCCCTCAACAGTGAATGTATCCGGTTCAAGTTTTCTGTAGCATTCCAACACAATATATTCACCAAGTAATACATCCCTTGACCAATCGATATCAAGAAATAACTTATTCATGTGACGATTGAATCTGTATTGAGGCATACCAGAAAATAGCATGTTCAATGTCGTAATATGCTGCATGGTAATTTCATAGGATACGTATGATACCGAAGTAAAATCGTATAGATCATGCAGTCTTAACTGATATCGCATGTCAAACATGTTTACCGAAGATGAAGAATTGTCAAATGGCAAAACTTGCGTTACAAATAATACCGAATCTGGACAATAAATCCAGTTACGATCTATATCATCTTGGGTAACTTTGTGCTTCATAAACATTTTATGACAGCCATCAAAGTGATAATCATGAAAAAAAGCTAAAGCATCATCGATCCGATCTTCAATTTGATCATCATCGACGTTAATTTGAATAACCGGATGACCTAATCTACGGAGACAGTAATCTTTAAATTGCGATCTTGTTGTTGGTTTTGCCATATTCTTACCTAAGAAAAGTTATCTTAGTATTTATGCATTTTAAAATACTGGTTATATATAAATATATATGAATAATTTTCATAAAATCATAAATCTTCCGATCAAATTCATCGAACCTGAAAGATTGAGTCAATTAAAATCATCAAGTGTGACAAATAACAAGATGATTAGGAGTGATGTTAATCCAGAATTTCATGATTGGATTGAATCTTTTGGACTAAGAATCAAATCTTCTGAGAGTAGATTTTTCATCAGCAATCCATATCAGCAGTATAGCATTCACGCAGATTCTTCTAATCCAACTA